CCGGTGGCAAAGGCCGTCTGCATCGCGATCTGGCCCGCATCTGATGGAAGGAAAATCCCTGTCGCCGTGAAGATGCCAGGGTCAACCGTGGTAGGAAGATTCTCTTCCATAACGCCGACGCCGATAACTGGTGAGCCAGTGTTAGTGACGGAATCGTACTTCCAAGTTTGTTCAGGAATGCTGAACTCTTTGAGTTGCAGGATGGCAACGCCAGTTACTGCTGGCCCTTCAGTCCACGCGGCGGTTACAGGAGCGGTCCCCAGTACGGGAGTCACTGCGGTCCAGTTATTGCCGGTGTAGGATACGATTGCGCCAGCGATGTATGTCGTGGTGGAACTCCAAGCAGGCGCGGACACGACCATTGGAACAGGCGGCTGAGTCGGATACTGTGCGGGTGCTGCGAGAGTGGCGGGGACGGAAGAAATGACGAGGTAAGACCCCGCTCCAGTACCCGCTTTTGTGGACGAAGTGCTCATAATGAATTACCTCGGATGATTCGGTTAAGGCTCACGTCTACGATTGGTAATCGAAGATCACTGAGACGTTGGTTGTAGAAAGAAGTGCGTCAGACTGAAACAAATCCGTTACATTCGGAACGTCGGCGAAGAAAACTTGAGGACCGCTCGGGAGAAAACCCTGATACCCGTTCAACGCTGCCTTGACGGCCACGCCAAGATTGTGTGCGATGAGGTAGGAGCCGGGGCCGAACGACGCATGACAAGAGAACAGGATGCGTGCGTGGGCCAGTCCAGCGGAGCCGGTCAACGTCATGTCATCTTGGTCAGAGACCACCTGATAAACAATGGCTGGAAAGAGAGACGCTTCAACAGGCGCGGGAATCGGCTGGATGGAATTGCCGCCTGCGATGATGGAAGTAATTGCCGTCTCAGTCAAAAGCAACGCAACGATTCCAGTGATAAGATCGGCCATTTAATCTTCCTAACTGTTCCACTTTTCGAGGTCAGCAGCGCCGAAGCTGTCATCGCCGCCTGATGAGGTCTCGCTGGTCAAATCTTGCTCAAGAGATGTAGCCAATCTGACAATCATGGTGTCCACAGCTTGACCTATGGATGAATCGAAAGCTCTCTGCATGAACGGATTCGCGTCAATGTGCTTCGTAGCTTTGCCGCCCTTGCGCTTGCGGCCCCCTTCGACGTGATCGAAGCCGTTCTCAATCCACCAAGCGACGTGTGCGGTATCTTTCGATGGGCCGACGCGGACGATAGGATCATCTTTGGTTCCGACCGTAACTTGCACTGAAATGTCGGCCTGAAGGATTCCAGGCGGTAAGGCATCGGAGCCGGGTGTCGGTGCGTCTGTCCGCACTGGACATTCAGCAGCGATTGCCTCTTGCAGTACATCGCCCCCAGCCTGCAGAGCTTGCCGAACAGCACGACGCGCTACCCGTTGAGGCATTGCCTTCAACAGTGCTTCAAACTTGGTGGTATCAATCTTGAGGTTCAGGCCGTCCATTATTGAGATCCAACATCCACGCCGACGCAGGCGAGAACAAGCACGCGGTGACGGCGTTGCACATCATCCACGTCTTGAACCAAATACGCTTGGTCGCCCCAGACCACTTGCATCCCCGGCACGATGTCTACAGCGGGGTAACGCATCTTGAGGCAGTCCGATACGCTCGCGGCCAAGACTGAATTTTGGAACGACCACTTGAAGGTCAAAGAACTTGTGGACTCAATAGAGGCACGCGTTTCGAGAACCGTCGTCCACGTAGAGCCCGTTTGCCCCGAAGCGTCACGGGTGGTACTCGGCGACTGAATGGTGATGTTGTGGCGTAACTCGCCGGGTTGGAAAATCGTGGGATCAAACATTAGTCACGCCCGTATCCGAAGGTCTCGAAAACTTCACCGGCTAAGAGAGCGTCAATGCCCATCTCAATAGCCTTGGGTGGATTCGATTCTGCCGCGTCCCGATGTGTGAAGAAGTATGAAATGAAAAGCATCATCGCCTGAATAATCGTCTGAGGGCAGTTGCCGACGTAGTAGGTAGCGACGAGCGTCTGTCCCTCGTATGTATCAGCCACGGTGAGCACGTTCGACTGGTTGGTGAATGCGACCGGATCGCCGGTGGAATCTACCAAGGCTGGGTTGGCTACGAGCAGAGCCGTGCCAGCAGCGAAGGCCGCAGCCTGCGAAAGTGTGACCGTGTACGGACCGGGAGAGGCTGGGACGACGAGCGCGTCCACAACAGGTAAGGCGTAGGTCGCAGCCGTGTAGAGGATGGTGACTGAGCCAGGGAGGTAGCTGGATGTATAAGGCCAGTACATGCCCGGTAGCGGGACGATGCGCGCGGGCTCGCTGGTCAGATCCACGTAATACTGATTCGGGTCCAAAGTCTGAAGTGTGCCGGTGAGGTCGATATAGGTGATGGATTGAACAGAGAGCGTGGCCACAAGCGGGAGCCGGATGGCAAGCTGATGCCAGTAGCGCCCGTACAGGCAGTGGCGGTCGTTCGCATTAACGGTTCCAGACCAATCTGGAAACGGGAAGTAGTCGAGGCTGAGACGCATGGCGCGCGGAAAGATCGCACGCTGCATTTTCTTCTCGACGAACTGCCTCGCGGCGATGATAAGCCCGCCAATAACCGAGTCCTGGCTGGTGTCGCCAATGTCAACGATGCATTGGAGCTTGGCCGCAGCCAAGGTTATCGGCTCGGCAATCGGCGCTGACATTTCTTTGTAGGACAGAGGCATCGGCTTCTACCTGACTGGAGTTTTCTGCATGGAGAGCCTCGTAGGGGCCGACGTAAATCGGCCCCGTGTTGAGGGTTTGGTTAGGCGTGGATTTCGAGGGCCACGATGGGTGACGGAGTCGAGGAAACTGAACCCGCGTTCGTGGGACTTCCGCCGACTCGGGCGAAGGCCACGAAGCCGGTACGATTCAACTCGATCCAGCGATCAACGCTCTTTTTCAGCACGATGCCCGGAAGAACCTCGCGGAAGGTGTAACCTTCGCTGAAATCTCCAAACATAATTGTTGAAACTGCGCCCGCTGCAAAGGATGCAGAGTATGGGTTGAGCTTGACCGGGTACCCGAAGATGCTGCCCGCGAAACCGGATGTGCCGCCATCGAGGAAATTCAGGAAGAGTGGACGCCCGTTGCTGTCCACAACACCGAGAATTTCGTTGACCAGCGTGAGGTTGCTCATCAGGAAGGTTGCGCCAGGAGCATAGGCCGGATCTAGCGATGCAATCATTGCACGGAGGTCGCCGAAGGCGATTGCAGTGTTGGCTGCGGTAGTGACGCCGGTATAGGCTGATGCCAAGCCAGCGACGTTGCTTGTGTTGCCATTGGTGATCCAATTGGAAACCGTGCGGAGGTAACGGCTCTGCGTGGCGCGCTCGACGAAACCAATCAGGTCGAACTCCACATCCTGAAGCAACGAGTTATCCAAGAGGATAGGGTTGCTGCGGATGTCATCAACCGCAATGGTCACGCCACCAACGGCGGGATCAGTCGTGGTGATAGCAGCCGAGTTAAGAACGAACCCATTGGTGATGTCGTTGAGGAACGGCACCTTGACGCTCTCGCCTGTGCTGGAGCGGAACTTGTACACGATGTCGTATACAGAGCCAGCATCCTTGCGTGCAATCTTCGGGTCAGTTACACCTACCGGGATGACGAATGCTCCATCAGCCGATACGGTGAGGTCACGGGTCTCAAACGGCTTGTTTTGGAGAGCCGCACGGAGAGCAACCGTGGTGGCAGCACGACGCTCGTCATAGGTACGAGTCTCGGCCACAACAGCGGCACCGTCGCCAACTGCGCCCTGTGGCACACGTCCGGGAACGGAACGCATTTCTGCGTCAGCGGCTTCAAGCGAGATAGTACGTTCGATGTCAGCCTTTACGGTGTTAGCGTCGGTCAACATCTTGTCGACGGCGATTCTTTGTTCAGCCGTCACATCGCTACCCGCCATGATGGCGTGAGCGTCTACGAGGAGCTTTGCGCGCTTTGCCTGCAGATCCTGAATAGTCATTTATTACTTCCTTGGTGGTGCGAGTTTTTGTTGCAATGCAGGACAGCGGCAGCGCGTGCTGTAGCTTCTCAGCGTCCAGACGGAGGGGTGCAATCGAATGCAGCCGTCAAGCGGCGCGTCCGTCTGGAGTGAAACTCAAACTTGGTTAGGCCGCGAACGCGATGCGGATCTTCAGCCTGCGGTTCGCATCGGCGTTTCGGATGGAGCGTGAATCCTTGCAAGCGTCTGAGCAGTTCGGATCTTCGCAATCGTCGTTGCTACAGATACCGCAATCTCCGCCTACGCACTGGCTGCAATCGCATTCACAGGCGTCATTGGAATCGCGCTTCTCAATCTTGGATCGAATCTCAATCGGGCAAGTGCGGAGAGATACCTGTGAAGCTGGATACGCTGGAAAGCTGCAAGGTGAAACTTCGTGTAGCTCTACAGAGGTCAAGGTGCGAAGAACATTTCCACTTTCATCAGCCGCCCACTGGTCATCGAGAGTTACAAAGCCAAACGAAGTGGCGTCCAGATCCCCACGGTCGATGGATTCGGCGAGGTCAGCGGCCTGAGAGGTCTTCGGCAGGTTGCAGGTGTAACGCAGGCCATCGGTGGAGTCGGTTAGGGAAAGTGTCTTCGACTTGGTGCGGCCCATCAGGAATGAGGAGTTATGGTCACGAAGACAGAGCACATCGCTGGTAGCCTGTAACGCACCAGAAAATGCCCCCGGCGCGATCATCTCTGACCAGCCGCCCATATCAACTGTTCTGCTGTTGTAGGGGATGAGGCCGGACAGGACGCGGGTACCGTCATCTGCGGTAGCGATGCAGAACTCGGTCGTCGGGAGTGTGCGAACTTCGCGTTCGCCGTTCTTAGGCTGCTTGGTCATCATCGGTAACCTCGCCCTCTGGTGCTTCTAACTGCGCGACCGCTTTTGCTGCGGCTGTATTCCGGCTCACCTGCACATGAATGGTGCGGAGAGCTTTCACGAATTCCGTGTTCGCATAAGTGGCAACTTCAGCCGTTGGGATAACAGCAGGCCACTTAGCAGCCCGCTTCTCCATCGCCTTCAACGCATCGTGGATAGCGTCATCCGCTACGTCACCCGCAAGGTCAGGGAGAGCGCCGATCTTACCCATTGCCGCGTCCGCAATAGAACGAAGAACAGGCCGGAACAAGGTCGAAAGAGTGTCGTAATCACGCTTATTGCGGACTAAAAGCCGCCCAAACGAATCGGAATAGATGTGGATATAACCCCGTGTGAACTCACCCAACATGGATCGTTCCGCAGGAGTCGGCAATGCCGCGTCAATGGGCTGATCCTGGAGCGATTCCGTGTCCAAGAGCCGCTTCGAGTTCTGATAATTTACCGCCGTGATCGTCACATCGCACTCAGGACCACCAGGATTCTCACCCAGCTTGCGAAGTACATCGTTGGCCGTGTACCAACCACCAACTCGCCCTGCCTGATACGCCTCGTTCTGAGATTTCAAATCTGTACGAAGCAACCCGGAAGGGTCAAAACTGGTGTAATACTTGCCTGCCTTTCTACCTACTGTCGGGCATAACTTGCGATTGAACTCCGCCTCCAGCTTGCGGAGATACGGAGCCAATGCGATGACGAGAAACTGTAGCATCAACTGTTCAGAGTTAGTGCCGCTCAAACGGCTGGTGTCACCGACGAGGTGTGGACTGATGCGCCACATCGAAGCAATGTCCGCCCGCTGAAACGAGCGTGTTGCCAAGAACTGAGACTCTTCAGGCGTGAGCCCCAGAGATTGAAAACTCCAATCTCCGCCGTACAAAAACTGCATACGGCCTTGGTTGTTGCCGCCCGCCTGTTCCTGCCATGACTCCTTCATTTCCTTTTGCGTTTTCGCGTCAGGCTTCGGACCCTTGTTCATAAAGACGCCCGCGCCTTTTGTACCGTTGGAGAACAGGCGGGCTCCATGCTTCTCTGCTGCTTTTGCGAGACCGAGGGATTGACGCGCCATCATAATTGGAGACATCCCTCTGCGGCCTTCAAGACCGAACAGCGGCACGTGAATTATGTCGGCAGCGTCAACGATGCGGTGTGCGCCTAAGCTCTCGCCATCCGAGGTCTTGTATGCCAGGACACCGTTAGCTTGACGAATCGGTTCAGTCTTCAACGGATTCAGCGGCCAGATCGAGATTGCAACTTTCGTCGTGTTCCGCTCAATTTGGCTATAGCAATTGCCGTTAGCAGCGAGGCAACCCACCATCGTTTCGATATAAGTCGTGCTCGTCATTTCCGGGTTAGGCTCTACGTTGAGCAAGTAATGCAACCCAGTGTCCTCGGCAACGACGTGACCTGAACCCGTCCTCTCCATCAAGCGCAGAGGCATCGTAGAAGCCATGGCTGCGAGTAGGGTGATGCATTGATACACGGTTGTTATGGTCAGGCTCCCGGCCTCACTTATCTGCTCACCGGCAACAGTTGTCTCCCCGCCAACAAACCAGTCCCAGACCGCGCTTGAGTTCAGCGGGATCGCGGGGTTGTCGATGGGCGACCCGCCGCGAAGATCCAGCGTGATGAGGTCTGATGAACTGCCGAATAAGGCCATGCATATATCTCTTCTGGTGCGTGAAAGCTACATTGAAAAGCAGCCGATGCCAGAGCCGTCGGAAAGTGGAACGATCATCGCTCGGCCCAGTGCGTCGAGCGTGGCAGAGATTCCGTCGAACTTTTCCCGCGACTTCACCTTGTCTGGTTTCATCAGGCCGTATGCGCCGACCGAAACCATGACGTTCGAAGCCATCCAGCGGAGGACGGCATTGCCACCGTGAGCTAAGTCCCCGGTGAGCACAAGTT